AGGTAGCTTCAACATATTATATATTCTCGTAGCTTTCTCTAAGCTATCATCCAGCATTCGGTAGCTTACTTGTGCCGCACAGGAAACAGAAACCTTTATTGCATTTTCTACTCCTCCTAAGCATTTATCCCCCTTTCTTCCGTAAATGGGGCCAGAGGCAGGACAGTGCTCTATCTCAACGTAAGGAAGGTGAAGTTCTCCCCAGTAAAGTTCCTTTGCTGTAGACCTATGAACAGCATCTTTCATAGCATCGGCTAAAGCCTTAATCTCTGGCTGGGCATCAGAATGACATCGGAGACTAAAGAAGCTATCTAAGCCCTCTTTTGTGGCTGTAACCACCCCTCGTGTCCACATAAAGGGTTCTAATAGACGATTAACTAATTGTTTATGTGTGCCTAGCATAGTTAAACATTCAGCCCTATCAGCCGCCTCATTTGCGGCTACAACCCATAGGTTATTAGCTAACTCTTTATCCTTCACTCCTAGCTGCTTCCATGCCACCATCCCTTTTTCATTAGCACCCCAGAAAACAGGCATCGCTGGATGATCTCTGACCTGCTTTATCATCTTTTCAACAGGAACTGCTCTACTGCTCTGGAAGTTACGACTAAAACACCTATGAGTATTGAACTCAGGGAGAATAAAACGGTGCATCTGTATCTCTAGTGTGAATAGTTCATCACCAGAGGGGTTTCGGCTATGACATATAACTTCAGCCTTCACTCCATAAGATTTGTCACTCACTCTATTTCTCCTTTTAATTCCTTGAAAACTTCAAGGGCTTTTATGAGGTTATCTACATTATCCGCATCAATAATAGCGGTATCGAGGAATAACTGATGATTTTTATAATTCACAGATGGGTCATAAGTAAGGGTTTCTGCACACTCTACATGCTCCCCAAAAATTATTTTTATATTCTCTTTTCCCCTTTGAGGGTCATCTTTTAGTAGGTTTATAGTCCTCATATAATACGTCTCCTTAAATGTATGCGTTGGGGATGAATTGTTTCAGTTCAGGTGCTGTAAAGCTCATTGGCTTTCTGACCTTTCCTGTTTCAGCGTTACGGAAGATAACTCTATCCTCAGTCCTGAACCACTCTACATCGATACCCTCTTTCTCAGAAATACTCTCACACTCTATGTGATAAATAGGTATATCTAGGGCATCATACAGGGGCATCTTACTGTCATTGGAATCAAGAACTTCCTCCATTGCACCATTAATATCTACGTCTAGGATATACATAAGATCGATACAACCAATAAGTATGTCTTCAATGAATCCAATAGTTTTAACTTCTCCTCCATCCTGTGCGGGGAGTGTTTCATCTCCTACCAGAATAGCCATAGCTAAAGAGGTAGCTCGTAAAGTATCTCCTAAGTCATACTTTAATTCAGTGTTTCCATACCAAGAGAGGTCATAGTCCTTTTCACTATACATGTCTTCATAATTCACAAGGAATTCACAATACACTGCGGTTACAAATAAATCACAAACACCATCTACAACACCGATAGCATCCTTATTGTTTAAAGCATCAACTAGCTCTTTATACTCCTCAACAACTAAAGCCAGTTGGTTTTTAATATTCCCATCACTACAATCATGTTCTTTATGAGCAAGTAAGTTCCACTCTATAACTCTATTAGCGTACTCTTGTATATTTACTGTCTTCATAGGTATCACTTTATAATCTCTCCTCTATCGCACTTAATAACATCAAAACCTAACATCTCCATCATTTTTATATTTACTGGGTTGTCTTCATAACATTTAATTACACCATCACCTTCTACAAGACTAAGTAACTCCGTAGCTTTAAAATTAACTGTTGCAGCATCCCTTTCCTCTAATGTCTGTGACTCTACTAATCTCCGTGTAGATTTCTCTCCCATAGTAATAAGACTATCGTATTCTATTCCAGAATTTTTTAAAGAGTCTTTGGTGAGATCCCTTAAAAAAGATGGTCGTGCAGTGAGTATAATAATCTTTGCCAAGCGATTTGATTCTTCCCACAAATTTAGTACAGAAGAATAAATACCATCATATATTTCTAACTCTCGCATGGAGTTCCCGAACTTAGCCCAATTCCAGTTGCTTGGTATCATGCCAAGCTGTTCGTAGTTGGGTGCAACTAACGTATTATCTAAATCTACCACGATATAACTCATCTAAATCTCCTTGGATAGTCCACAAGATTTTGCCATTTCCCAAAATTCTTTATGCGAGATAAAATCATCTTTCAATAAAGACCTTAGAGAAAACCATACAGCCTTTTTTCGATCATACTCTACAGTTGTTCCTTTCTTAGTGCCTTTTCTACACATACCTTTTACAACATTTCCTTCATTAAAATCAAGATCGAAGGAGTCTATCACATCGCCTACTTCGATATCTACAAGAGTGAAGGTATATCTATCATTTGTATTCGGAAGAATAATACTTCTTCGGTATTGGTTTGGTGTAGACCCCCCAGTTTTATCCTCTTCAGGATTAGATTTCTCGCTCATACCTCTCCTTAACTTTTATTAAATACAAAAAAAAGAGGATGCAGCCTAAGCCGCATCCTCTTAAGCATCAACTAATTTTATTTGTATCTTTCTTCCGATTATATCTGTTCTTTAAATACTCTAAGTCAACAAACATAGGATTAAAAGATCCATCAGAAACTTGGTGCATTACTACTAAACCCCTCCAGTGCTTATTTCCACAATAGCCCTTGTAATTCTCGAAGTGATCATAACACGCTCCCGCCACTATGCCCCATTGTTGTTTACCACTTGTAGGGAGAAACCTCGTAGCCACATCTAACTTTTGTGCATGTCCTACGCAGAAACTTTCCCCTACTTTGCTAAGTATATTTAAAGCTGTTCCACCATAAGGCTTACCACTCATAGGGTTAGGTTGATAATGAATGTATGTAATTCCATGCACCATAGCAGGTTCTAAGAAGTCGTATACTTCCCAACCATTTTCCTCAAGCTTGAAGTCAGCATAAGATATGAGTCCATGTAATTCTGGATTAGCGTTGATATGGCGATCCAATCGGAATTCATGATTACCAATTGTGAATACCATTTTAGGTTTATACTTTATCTCTCCGTATTCTTCAAGCTCTTTTGCCTGTATATCTGCAATAGGTTGGAGGAGCAAGTTCATACCTCGTATACCTGCTGCAATATCACCGCTCAGCCTCTTACCTTCTGCTTTCTTGGTACCTTTATCATAAGAGCTTAGGCTAGGCAAATCAAAATGATCACCGATGTTGATTAATACATCTGGCTTTTTATCGGCTATGTAATCTCCAACCCACCTTAAGTAATCTGTATCAATATCAGGTTTAACTTGTAGGTCTGGAATCATTAAATGTGTACAATTATCTGGAGCATTCTTTCTTGTTGCAATTTTAACAGGCTCTACATAATGTAATACACTAGCTTTATTTCTTAGCTGGAGTGTCGGTGTTGTATCGCTAGGGGAACCACACTCATTATCAAACTCTGCCCACCAAGAACTATAAGTCTCTTTTCTTAGAAAGTCGCCAATACTTGTACGAGGAGTACCAAGAGCTTCACCAATCTGTGCCTGATTAAAACCTTCGCTATCTAATCTTACTGCTTCTAATTTTACTTCGTCATTTCTCAGGTTATTCAATTAATAATCTCCTATAGTAAACCTGCTTATTATCATACATACAAGTGTGTTTTGTACTACTTGGGGCTAACAATCCAATGCACATCTCCACTCTCAGTTAGACCAGCACACCCACCAAGCGTGTACTTAGTTTTTACATAGAAATCTGACTGCTGTAAGGAATCACAAGAATCCTCCACCCCTGCCATGCTCTCCCTGCTGTGTTTGCTCGCCACTTTCATGCTTGCCCACACAACAGTGCAATTGAAGAAGAAAAATAAAACCAAACCAAAAATAACTCTTCCTTTCTCACTCATCTTCCTCTCCTATTAAGTCATCTAGACATAAAATAGTCATGTACCCATTACTCTGCCA